GTCATCAATTCCGATTGTGTTATTGGCGACTGGATTTGCCTCAAATGTGAATTTCCCGCTTGCCTTTTCAGCTACAGGCGACGTATCTTTACAGCACTGGACATTGAAATATCCTGCACCATGAACATTTCCAGATAAGTTGTTGCTTTCCAATCCTAAATCCAACGTATTCGTTGAATTTGCAGAAGTTCCAGTAACCGCCTGTTTATCTGAAAATTCAAGTTTTAAATCTTTTAAACTCATCTTTTTCTCCTTTTAAAAGAATGGGGGCGGTTGCCCCCACCCATTAATGTTGAGCTGCTTTATCCCCAACCCATGCAGTAAACGCACCGGTAGCCGCAGCACTTGCTCCGTACTTAACCGTAAAATAACGTCTTACAGTAGGCAATGGAATTGAGATAATCGTTCCGGCAGCCAAGCTGGCCATAGAAATAGTACCTGTACCAGCAACTTGAGCAAAGCTCGAATTGTCAGCAGAGTCAACAAGTGTCAACACAGGAGCTGTTCCGCCAGAGATTGCTGTCGTGATTTGGACATTCAGGTATCCAGCACCACGTTTGTTTGAGCCAGGAATACTTTTGGTTTCACCGAAGTCGATAACGTTTGTAACGTTAGCAGCACTCGTCTTTCCACCTACGGAGTATTTCTCGCACAAAATCATGAGATTATCGTGTAACATTGTGTTTCTCCTTTCTTTAAATTAAGCAGTCACCTGATCTTCGTTCTCAGAAATCATTTCATCCAAACGGATCGGCATACCACGAATTGATGTCAACGTTTCACCGAACACTTCTTTCGGGCTATACCATACATTCGTTTTTGCGTTTGCACGCATTTCGATTGCGGCATGAACATTACGAGACACATACATGACAGCTTTTTGACGAATAGAAGCCGGCATTCTGTTTAATAACAGGATGACGTCATTTTCATCAAAAGAAGATGCCGTCGGAGAAGCACTAGCAATGTTAGCAATACGAGCGACAGCACGTGTATCAGCAACGCACAATCCGCAACTAACTTCAACATAGTCTTCATACACACGCATCTTTGTTCCATCAGCCATGTCTTTCGTACGTTCTCCCTTGTCTTCAAACTTGACACCAGCTTGAGATCCTTTCGGATAGCAGAGATAAGCACCATTCGTTACATCCCATGCAACAATGTAAGCAGATGTTAAACCTGTTGAACCACCGGCATCGATAACCATATTGCCGAGTTTGTCCGTATAAGCTTCAACACCATCAAACGCACAAGTATCTGCAGCTTTTGAACCATAAATAATATCAGATTCAATGTCTTGACCAATACCCATAATAACAGCACGAGCTTGAATGTTTCTGTATTCTTGTTTGTTCGGAGCCATATCAACCAAACGAGCATCGTATGAAGGCCAGTTACCACGAGCCTGAATACCAGATGTCACTTGTTCAGTTGCACCGACGTTTCCACCAACACCCTTGTTGAATTTTAAGATTTCAGATGTCGGCAATTTTGTTCTACGAGCATAGATGTGTTGCGTGATGTCGTTTGCTTCGACCATCGGAGCATCTTTGATCATAGGTGTTTCTTTTTGCAATACTTCTGCAACAACGAGAAGATTACCATCAGGAGCGCGGTTATTCAAAACGTCCAACAGCGTCCCTTGTTTTAATAATTCATTAGTAGCCATTTTGTTTTCTCCTTTGTTTATTGACTATTTAAAATTAAGCATTGGATTACCTTGACTATCTCTTTTTGGAGTATATGAAGGCTGGCTATTTTTCCCAGAAATAAGTTCCGCATCAGCTCTTTCTTTTGCTAAACGTAACATATCTTTTAAGAAATCAGGATTCTTTTCAAACTTTGTGTCTTTCAAAAAATCCATTGTTCTCGGTGAGAAAATCTGAGACGCCAGGTTTAAGGCTTCAGATACATTTGTATCATAATCTTTGCCCAATACCGGATCCCTTTTTCCATCTTCAATCCAAGATTTTTCAAGATCTCCAATTTCGTTTTCTTGCTGTTTGGCGAGACCTTCAGTAACACCCTTAGATTTATCGATTATCCAATCAATAAACTTCTGAGCGCCCTCTTGAGTTGTTATACCTAAGGCATCTAAATCTTCTTTGATTTCTGCCCGTTGCTCGTCTGTTGTGGTAAATCCTTCTGCGAATTTCAATTTTTCAATATCAATTTCAGAATTTTGAACTACGTCTTCCTCTTTAGGCTTAACTTGTTCAGGTGATTTATTATTATCAGCTCCAACAACTTTTCCTCCATCTTGAGATGGATTTTCTACAGTAGTATTTGCCGGATCAGATCCGCCCAAATTTTCCTGTGTTGATGTAACATCAGTCACATCAGTCCCCGTATTTTCTCCTTCAACAGGATTTACAGTATCATTCATTATCGTTCTCCTTTTGTTTGTTCATTAAAGACTGCTCTTTAATCATTAACATGAAGTTTTCATAGCAATTATATACTAACAAATTCATCATGTCAATAGCTGGTTTAACAATTCCTTGATTATATTCACTTTTAAATGTGCTAGGAATGCCAACGCTAAAATCGACGCCACAAGAATCTAAAAAGAATTGATAAATAAAATCTCTACCATCAATGGTATTCATTATCCTTTTGAGCTCGTTTATCTTTTCTTCATTACGCAACATTCATCATTTCCTCTAATGCACCGCCAGCATTCGTCCTAGCTTGAGACAAATCCTTAGCGGCCTTTGCTTGAGCAACCATATTATCTTGCTGTATCTGAGCTTGCTGCATCTGCATCTGCATTTCTTGTGCTTGCTGTTCTTGTTCCTCAACAACGCTATTCGGAATATTGAGCGATTGGTCAATTCCAAGACGTTTAGCATAGAAGTCGCACATAGCAAGAATATCCGGCTTGCGAGCTGCGACAGGATTAATACCGGCAACAGAAGACACAAACCGAAGATAACGCTCAACCAAGCTAAGGTCATTAATGTCTTGAGACATTGCAAGCAAAGACGTATATTCAACGCGCATATTCTTTCCGACAAGACTATCTGGCGGAACCCCAAGCCATCCGTCTTGATACGCAATGCTGAAAGCTGTCTCAACCAAATTCTTTAAGAACTCAGTTTGCAAACGCTCAACGACAGAACCAAGCATTGTCATCTTTTCTTGCTGAATACCCTGAGCTTCAGTTGCAGACATTGATTTATCTTTGTTTAATAAAGCATAAAACAGGTCGTTATATGTCAGCTGATAAATTCTTTGTGTAATTCTCGTGATATTCTCAAGTGCTTCTCTCGTTTCGTAATTGACATTATATAAAGCAGTAAAGCCATTTGGATCGTCTGTGTAGGTAACACCGTTTGCAGATGCGTCTTTCATCGCATTCTTTAAGCTGTTCGCCGCACGTAATGGCGGATCAATTTTCTTTTTGCTTGCTTTTGCTAAGTCACGCTCATAAGCTTGTAAGCTTTTTACATCACCTAATATTTGCCGACCAATTCCAACTCCGTATGGATTATTCTCAACTCTTTCCCATCTTGCACACATGAACGGGAAATAGCTAGTTACCCTGTAATCAAGGAACTTGTCCGAATTGTCGTCCTCAAGATAATAAACGGAGATATAAGGCTTGTTTGCATAATTCTTGAATTGCGGAAGATAATTTGGGTTCTGTTCAACAGCATGAATGACATTATGCAATTCCTCTGTGTTGTCTTTCTCAATGCTATTTAAAATTTTTGCCGGCAAATTCTCAGCACCAAACTTATCTAATAGTTGAATATTTGTCATAGCAAAACGCCGATAACACGTGTTAATCGTTCCCTCTTGTCCTTCGCTAATCCAATATTCACCAATAGTTGTAGGTACGAACCTAAACCCTGTCTTCATATCTCTTTGAATACCAAGCATATTCGGACCATATAAAATAGCCTCTTTGAAAGAAGCATACAAATTCTCATATAACCCAGATGCTGAAAACATTTTATACAGACGGTTTACTGCCTCTGTTAGCCATATTGATTCTTCTCTTGTTTCGTCCTCAACATGGAGGCTAAACCATTTTAACCTGCTCGGCGTAAGATTTGAAACCATAGCAGTAGCAAGATTATTCACATAATATAAAGGGAGAGTGTTAATGTTTTGTTTATAGAAAGGATCTTTATTCGTGATCTTGCTACTGCTCGGATCATCAAAGCAACCAGTATCTGGTGCTAAGTGATTTCCTATTGTTTTCCAATCAGATTCAAGACGAGACCGTCCGCTCTTTAGAGCCTCAAGTCTATTCTCAAAATGTTTTTTCTTTGTTAAATAAGAACTAGCCACCTAACTTCTCCTCATCTCCACCAAGATATGAAACATTTGTATTCTTTAATTTGTTAGCAACAGCGCTTGCCGCTGCTTTCCTTGCAGTAATAGATTTCTGAGATGCAAGTAATGCTTGCTTCCTTAAAATCTCTGCCTCTCTGTTTGCTTGCTCACTAGATTGTTGTGCCTGCAAAATTGCACGAGCCTGATCTTTTGCTGCCTTTTGTACGTCCACCATTTGTTTGTATCCGAGGTAAGTACTGCCGCTGGCAATCGCAGCAGTTCCTGCGCCAATACCAGCACCAGTCGCAGAAGTGGCGCCAGCAGTAGAGCCTGCCATAGATGCCGCCTGACTTACAGTACCAGCACCAGTTGTAGAAGCAGCCCACTGCCCGGCAGGAGACGTTCCAAATGGCGTGCTAGCTGCTCCTGCTTCGCCCATTAAAGCTGGGGCGGCAACATAAGCTGCCAAAGCATAACCCAAAGCATCAGTGTATCTGCTCCATGAAGAGTCAGATATTTTATCACCAACGCCAGTTAATTCGGAAAGACCTCCTGTAAAAGTCGCAGCAACAGTCCTCGTAGGACTTGATATTACTTTTGTGGCTTTTTTAACAGCCTTTTTGAGTGATTTGCCTAATCCCATATCAAATCTCCTTTTCTACTATATTACAAAGAATATAATAAAAAATCAAGAACTTTTTAAAGTTTATTCAAATTGATTGTCTAAAAACTTAACTCCTTGTAAATAAATACGACGATCCTCAAACATTTTAACCAAGTATTTGAATTTGAATCTTTCTTTAATCCTGACCTTATCGTCTTTAGCAAAGCCCTCAAATGTAATCTTTAGACTTCCCTTAGGACCACAAAGCATAGAATAGTTACAAACAATTCTCTTTTTGCCATCAGCATCCGGCAAATAGTGAATGCTATCTAATTCAAAATCATCATTTCCACTTATTTCTACTACTTTCATTTTTTTCTCCTAATATATCGGCGTCTCATCTTTTACCTTCTCGTCGCTTCCGCCGTATAAAGCGAACATAGAGTCATACTCAGATACACCATACCTAAGCATAATAACCGCATATCTCATGGCATCCATCAAGTCGTCCTTTTGTTTAATCGGCTTTAAGTCGTCACCATACCTGTAAACCTGTTTCTCTTTCCACAATTCGGACAGATGCCTTGCAATCTTTAACCTCCCAGTAACCATTCGTTGCCGTACCTCAACAATACCATTCTCGACATTTATGGAACCCTCTGCTGTCTTTGCGTTGTGTGGGGTGAAGTGTATCCCGTTGTCCTCATACATAGTCTTATACTTATACCCCTCAGACCGCTTGTCCTCGTCAAACATTTTACCACGCTCGACACCGCTATCCCTCATTAAGTCGTGAGGATATGCAAACGGTATCCACTGACCACGCCGTCTCATAATCTCTGCGTTCTCGGCAATACTCTTTTTTGTCGTCTTCTCACAATCGTACACATAAGCAACGTCAGTCATTGGATCAAGAGCAACCCATACCATAGCAGTCGGGTGGTCACCACGCCCGAAGTCAAGAGCACCAATCCTTAAAAAATTCTTAGGTAACGGAAACGTATCATAAGCAATATCGTTGTCGTCAATCGGGTATACCATACCTGAGCCCATAGTCGGTATACCCATCATACGAGCTTGCCGTTCAGCCTCACTTAACCCGGCATACAAACTCTCGATCTTCTTTAGTTTCTCAGCTGTAAAGTGTTTTGCCTCATAGATATTCATGCACACCAAGAATTTCTCCGGATTGTCGTGTGTCCAAAACTCTTGCACCAATGGCGTCATACCTTTAAGAGGAGTAAACGCCATATATAGAAATCCACCCGTTGCAGCAATACGAGCTCTCAATTCGCCCATCACGTCCTCAGGTGGCTCCTCGTCGCAATACACAAAGTCAATCGTTGCCGCCTGTAAATTCTCACGACCCTGCTCATAAGACCTGAACTGAAGTTTAACACGACACCCCGAACGATGTCTAATATATATAGTATCCACAGCGTCTGGTATACCACGAGCCATAAGTTTATTCTCTTTGTCAATAAAGTCAGGATGAATACAGCCGTCATTATAGTCACGTGATGCCGTACCTATAATCTTGCTTTGCAAGCTGTCTCGAACTGTTTTGCTGTCCGTACCAAGCACCCAAGCATTTAATTCGTACTCACCGTTGCTCGCATTCAAATGCGGCAAAACCCTATGACCATTCCACCAATCAGGGTAATTCCCCGTCAAGTGAAAGCACGTCTCCATCGTCCCGGCAATACTCTTCCCCGACTGGTTTGCACCGCTTAAAATCCGCTCGGTCGCCAAGCTATTATGGAACTCAAGCTGTTTAATGTACGGATGATAGTGAAGAAACCGACGCCTCTCCTCGTCCCTTAACGCAAGCATTAACTCCTTGAACAAGTCCTTATCGGACTCGGCAATGGCTCGTATGCTCTCCTCGTCAAATATTGACTTATCTATCTGCATGCCGATAAACCCCGTCTTTACACACCCAATTCCTACTCTTGTTGATCTCCATCTTATATCCGACCAGCTCTTTTAATCTCGGAATCGGATAAGCATTAGTAAGCCACAAAAAGTATCTGCCAATAACGCTGTCAAATCTTTTATCAAGAACGACAGAAACAATATACACGTCTGCCATCTCCTTATGCACATTGTCTATGTCGCCTCTACTCTGAGCCTCAGTTACCTCTCGTACCTCCTCCTCAAGCTTTAGCAACTGGCTCTCCAACGTTGCATTTGGAAACGCTCTCTTATGCCAAGAAACTATATTACAATCTAACTTATTCATTCTCTCCACCTTTAATCGGACCATCTGCCACCTCTTTATACTCAGCGTCAATAGCCTCTGCTTGCCCCTTAATCCGTAACAAATCCTTATTACTTAACGCACTTATTAGCCGAGCAGCCAAATCAACGCTCTTCTCCTCACTTATCCCCCTGTCTCGACGACGCCTGTCTATCCTGTCCAGCTTCCTCTCGTATATCCCATTCAGCTTCCCATACATATTAAACCGAACCTGGTCATCCCTCTCGTACGACCCTCCGTCCGCCACCTCTTTCATCTCACCTACACACCGACCACTCTCTATCTCGGACACCGTTTCCCAAAAATTGTCCTTCTGATCAACAGGCAACTTATTCAAATACTTTATAAATGTCGCATAACTCGGAACTCGGCCAAAATACTCTTCACCAAAATACTTCATGTCCTGACCGCTTAACGCACTGCTGTCATCGTCTAAACACTCCTTTAACCCTACTCCTGACTTCCCATACGCCTCTAGCACCCTGTCTAAAGCCGTACCTGCATTCTCACCTATAGGAACTAACTCATACCTGTCCACTTCTCCATCTCCTGTTTTATAAAACGGCAGGGCTTGTTTGAGGAGTGATAGACCGAATCGGGTGCCCTGCCGCCAACACTTAAACTAGACGAAAGGATTTCGGATTGCCTAGTTCGTATTTAATATACCCTACTACATAACATTTGTCAACCCCCTTTTTATAAAAATATGCAAAAAAATACCTAATTAAATAAAAATATAGGAACCCTAACCAACACACCAAAATCTTACCCGATTGTAGGAAGGAGAGCTGTATCCCCCGCGCGGCGGAGCCGCTTCCAGCCCCCTCACCCCCTGTCTGGCGATTTTTAAATTTTTCTTCCGTCGTGATTGTGGGCGCGCTTTTCGGGTAAATAATCCGGTAATAAAGCAAGCTGATCTACCACAAAGCCGGCGAATCGATTTCCGCGCCGCTTGTCAATCAGCAAAGCAAGCAAGCAAGCAATCAATCACGCAAGCCGGCAATCATCCGCGCCCCTATAATAATATATAATAATATAATATAATATAATAATATATAAATATATAATAAAATAAGCGTATTCTTATATAGCCATATAATAAAATAAGCTAATAAGCGCCCGAGAAAACCGATAGAGATTCTACTAAAACGAGAAAAGCCTTTTTTAACTTTCTCTTTTAACTATAAAAAAGGCTGTCTATTCCGTAAAATATCAAATAAGTTATTGATTAAAAAGGATATTTATTTTTTTGATTATAGATTTTTTATAAAGTCTTAATAAAAAGCTGGTCAAAATAACTAAAGGTTAACTTTAACTTTTTATTATAAGTTATTGAATAAATTAAAATGTTATGTTGTTATGTTATGTTATGATGATTTTAATTTACTATACGCGCGCGCACACGCGCACACACGCGCGCCCGCACACGCGCAGGGCTACACCCCTTTTTTTTTGCATAACATGTCTAACATCATAACTTTTCTTTTTTTTCAGTAGTTTATACGTTATCCAAAAGTTATGATGAGGGGCTAAACATAACTTTTTTTATATTTTTTTTAAATTTTTATTGTTTTTCTATTGACTTTTTTATTTTTTTTCTTTACTATAACGAATCGAGGCGGGCGAATCGGGCTTCCCTCTTGGGTTTAACACTTTTTATACAGAAAGGATTTTCTTATGTTTAAAAATATTTTATCTCTTATTTTATTTTCTGTTTTATTCTTTGCACTTGCGCTGTTCGGGATTGATGCAGAAATCGCAAGACAGGACAGAGCCGAGTCGGGCGTCGCTTCCGGTTGTCTGTTTTCTTTTAATTGTGATAGATAAGGTGGCGGAAAAATGATTTTAAAAGAGTTTAAAAACAAAAAAGGGCGGATTCGGTGTTATATAACAGAAGAAAAGAACGGTTTTTCAGTGTGTACTGGTAAACCCTCCGACTCCTCGTGTTTATGTTGGCATTATAAAACACTTTCTGAAGCTGAAGAAACAGCTAAAGAATATTTTGAAAACTATGAAAAAGGATTTTAAAATGAATATATCTAATTATTTGCCGAAGTTGATAGACTGGGAATCATATCACAACGCCGCCGGCGTTATTATGCGCGCGCCGTTTAGAGAAGTTGTCGACTTTAAAAGAGACGCTCAAAAAAACGGCCTAGATTTTGACTCCGCTTGTCTTAAATATGTTTTAAAAAATTATGAGAAAACAACCGCAACGGATCGCGGAGGCTATCCAAAGTATAGACTAAAGAAAAAGCCGGAGGACATTTTTTAAATGATTTTAACAAGAAAAAAACGCGCGAGTCGTTCGCTCTTGGATTGAATCCGCTGATTGTGATTCTTTCATTGTGTACGACGAAACAGAAACGAGTCAATCAATTTTAAGTAAGGACTATATTTTGGATCATTTATCTGTCTTCACCGGGTGCCTTATTCTTAAGCCGAATCAATAGCCGAAACGGGGCTTTTTTGCTCCGTCCGTAAAGGGTGGCGCCTTTGCGCTGATGATGGCAAGCCAAACACAAAAAAAAGAAAGGATTTTAAAATGGAAACAAGACAAAGATTTTTTATTTATGAACGAGATGTCGATAGGGAGAAGGCGTATTTAGAACTTGCGAGCAATTGGAGCTTCCATTTTGCAAGTTTCGGTGATTTAGAAAAGGCGAGCAGATTTTTAAAAAGATTTGGCATAACTCTAACCCTTGAAAGAACTTTTTCAAATGGAATTGTTTTCTCTTGTAATAAAGTTTTTGAGAATGCCGGCTATTTTTGGAAAAAGTCGGAACTTCCCAAAAATGTCAAACCGATAAAAGCACTTTCAAACGGTTCTATTGTTGATTGCTTTTATAAAGAAACAAAAGACAAGGTTATATTCTACCGACCGAACCCAAACGCAAAGAATGTATATCACCCCTTGCCCTTAGAGGAACATATAGAATATCAAAAACAAAACGGAACTTTTTAAGAAAGGATGAATAAAAATGTCATACATTGAAGAACAAGAAAAAATACGCAAAAAAGCAATTAAATATATTAGTAAACATGGAGAGCAAGATGCATACGATTTTGCGACATGGATTTTAGACAGATTGCAAGGGAATGGCTTTTGTATATGGCAGTCTTACACTGTTGATGATATAGAATTAAACGATGGAAGAAGGCCAACAAAAGAGCGCATGCAAGAGCTTTCTGACAACCTTCAAAGTTTTGATTGTATTAGTTAAAAAAAATGGATAATAAAATAAAATATATAGTCATGGACGACATGCGGCGACTCGGCAGTTTTGCGAGGCTAAAAGAAGTTTATGACGCAGGATTTATAAAAGGGAACTTGTGTTATTTTTATCAAAAGTTTGAGAAAGATCGTTTTTATCATAAAGACAATATAGTTGTTTACAATTATAGAGACTATGCGTCAAGATGCGCTTTTCTCGGATATATGATATACCGGAGAGCAATGTTGTCTCCCGATCCGACTAAAACGGGGGCAATTTTAAGTAAGGCGCTTAAAGAAATAACAAACACAGTTGACGAATTGTAATAAAATCAAGGCGTTGAGAGTGACTCAGCGCCTTT